GTTACTCCTTTTCCTTGTTGTCCGACTCGGCGGCCGACTCGGCATTGACTTTCTTCCGGGATGAGACCCGCTTCCAGCGCGGGCCGAGACTGTTCAACTGGGTACGCAGGACTTCCTTGCGAGCACCACTGACGTGCTCGACCAGGACGCGCTTGGACAGGCGGCGGGGCACGATGGGACCTCCGACTCTGGACAACGGGGCAGATCGGGCGCATAGTGAAGACATGGGGGACTACACACACAGCCAGATGCGCGAGGACATCGCGCGGCTCGAAGCCGAACTCGGCGTCGACGAACCGGCCAAGACGGTGCGTCAAGAGATCCGGGACGTCATCACCGCACCGAAGGGCAGCGAGGTCGCCAAGGCTCGCCGGACGCTCGGCTGGGCGCTCATACTGTTCGGGATCTTCGGACTGTCGGTGCTGTTCTTCGTGATCCTGTTGATCGGTGGAGCGATCGTCGCGCTGTTCTAGAGCCGCCTGAACACCGCGTCGATCGCTGACTGGACGCCGCGCACAGCCGCGTCCTCGTGCTGACGCACTGCTGGCACCAAGCCTGGTCGCTGCTGCTGCTGCACCCATATGTCACGTCCGAACACCGGGTGCCGGAACGTGCTACCACGCTGACCGATGCCCTCATATGCTCTGGCGTGCGGTGCCTTTTGGGCATTGATCACAATTTGCACAGCTGAACCGGTACCGAAGCGCACGCGGACGCTGATTGCATCCGGGATTCTGGTCGACCACGAGAAGTTCGTCCGGGCCGTCGACGCGATTATCTCGCCAGCGTCGAGGATGTTCCGCCGCAACTCCGGGCGAAGCTCGGCCGGCACGTCCCGCAACTGCAGCGAGAACGCCAGAACCTCCGACCCGTCGATGGTCAACATCAGATGTACGCGATGTAGGAGACGGTGAACGCCAGGCCCACTGAGGCGCCCTCGTTGGCGTCCTGATGCTGGGTCAGAGTCATATTCGGCCCGATGGATATCTCGTCCGCACCGAGCCCGGTCTCGTCGTCGCGGATCGCCTCTTCCAGTTGGGCCAGGATCTCGACGGCCCGCTCACGTACCGGCACGATCGTGGTGTCGCCGTGGCCGACCGCTATGTAGCAGGCGATCTCGCCGTCCTCGGTCATCCGCCCGACCATGTCCTCGTCGCGGCGGCGTGCCACCGCGTGCCGGTCGACGACCGGTGCCCACCCGACCAGCAGCAGTTCCTTGCTGTTGGGCTTGGATGATGCCGGCCCGTCGAACACCTCGACACCGGTCAGCACAGACTCGGCCAGACTGACCAGCTCCAACGCGACCTCGTGGCCGCGGAAGGACGCCGGCTGCATCAGGCCAGCCCGAACTTGTTATATGGCCGGGTCAGCTCCATCGCCCGGCGCGGCAGTGCGAACCCGCGCAGAATCAGGTACGAAGCGTCCCCGCCGACCGGGGCGTCGTCGTCGATGCCGTGGATCTGGGTAAACGAGCCGGACCGGCCACGCTGGGTCTCCCATAGGTGGTCGGCCACGATGTAGACGGCCTTCTCCAAATCGTCCGGGTACGGGTCCCAGCCGGCCGTGTACACCACGTCCAGCTCGTCATAGATGGACGTCGCCAGCCGCACCACAGCCGAGCGGCGGGAGATCTTCGCCCCGGTGATGTCGACCGTGTTGCCGTCCGAATCGGTAGCCGAAACCAGCGTCTGCACGGGGCGCTCGTCGAGGATGAACGTGCCGCAGCGGGCGGTGGTCTGTTCGGTGAAGGTGGTCCCGCCGACCGGACCGCAACGGTGGCTGATAGCACCCAGTGCGGCGTCGAAGAACGTGCCGAACTCGGCGAACATCGCCGAGTCCTCCACGTTCGAGAACGCCCGCGCCTCGGTCTCGGTCGGCGTAGCCATCACTACCTACGGCGTGACGAGCGCGCGGCCGATGTAGTCGGCCGTCGCCGTGGTCTCGCGGCCCAGATAGTCCAGCACCGGGTCGGTGACACCCGGCGTGCCGTTCTGCAATTCCCGGCCCAGGTAGTCGTGGGTGTGGGTGCTAGTCGCCATCAGTCCTCACTCTCATTCGCCTTGAGCTCGTCCACCAGATCTTGCTTGGTGAACTGCTCAAGGTCGCCCCGGTCGCCGAGGCCGGCGGCCACGGCCAGGTCCACCAGCTCGTCCTTGCTGAGGGCCATGGACGGCTTGACCTCGGTCGACTCCCCGGAATCGACCTCAGGCGTGTCCTGCTCTTCCGGCTCCGGTTCGGCGTCGGCCTCATCGACCAGCACCGAGCCGACCTTGCTGCCGTTGCGAACAAACATCAGGTCGCCGTCAGCGGCACGATGCCGCCGTCCTCGATGGTCAGCGGCGTGAAGTAGCCCGCGTACGCCACCTGGGTGCCCAGCACTGAAGGCTCGATGGCCTGCAGGGCGCCGACCCGCTGCTCGTACGCCTCGATCGCCGCAGTGGAGAACATGAACGCCTCACCCGACGCGAGCCCGGCCGACATGGCCACCGGCACACCCGAGATCGAGCCCATGATGCCTTGGCCGAACGTCCCGGCGGTCATGCCCGCCGACTGCGCGTCACGCGGGTTCACCGGGGCGAACAGCGGCCCGAACACGCCGAGCGTGTCAGGAGCCACCGCCAGCAGCAGCCGACCCTGGCCCTTCACGGCCGCGTAGACGGTCGCAGCCGCCTCCCACACCGCACCGGCCACCGTGTCGTTGGTCGGCGTGGCGCCGTAGCCCACGGCGGTCGTGCCGGTCGTCGCCAGCTCGGCGGCGATCGCGGCCTCGGTCTCGATGGCGTACTGCGAGGCTAGGTCGTTGATGACCGCGTCCAGCGCGCTCGGCGAGGAGAAGTCGATGTTCTGCCGCGACACGTTCACGTAGCCGCCGTAGGTGACCGCAGTGCCGGTCAGGCGCGTGATCGTCATCTTCTGCGACGTCAACTCCAGCTTCTCATCCGCGGCCGCACCGGCGCTGCCCTGCACCGCCACAGCAGTGCTCTGGGTCACCTTCGGGCGGTGCCACGTCGCCGACGGCATGTCCCGCGGCCCCACGAACGAGACGATCGGGCGCGCCGCGTCGATGAAGTTGACGACCTCGCCGACGATCGGGTCCGGCACGATTCCTAGGTTGTCGCCGGTCTTCTGGTGATCCGCGGCCCGCTCGTACAGCTCCAGACGCTCGCGGGCGTCCCGGCTACCACTAGCCGCCGAGATCAGGTCCACCATCCAGTGGCCAGCGGACCGGTACTCCACCGGGCCCTTCTCGCCGGTGCGGCGGGCCGTGGTGATGGCCTGGTCTACCTGCTTGGCGCGGGACGCAATGTCCTGCGCGATGCGGGCAGTCTCTTCGAGCTCGTCGACCTGCTCCTTGATCGCACCCATTCGGCTGCGAGCTTCGGCCAAACTGGCCTTCTCGGTGTCGTTCAGGTCGCGCTCGGCGTCCTGAACGTTGGCGATCAAGCCCTGGACGAACGCGTTGCGCTCCTCCAGTTCCTTCTCAAGACGCCGAATCATGGCGTCGTTGGCTTGAGAGTTGATACCCATTGGGGGTACTCCTTCTAAGAGATGTGATGAAGGAGCACGCCGCCGAGCACACCCGCGCACCGGGTGGTCGTGCCGACCCCGCTCTCCGGGGTGGTGGTCGTGCGTGTTACTTGCCGAGACGGGCCTTGGCCCACGACAGGACGTCGTCGCCCAAGTACTCGTCCAGCGCCAGCGTCACCAGTGGCTCACCAGACACTGGCTGCGCAGGCAATCCCTCTCGGACTGCCAACACCTTTGCGCCTTTGTATGCGGGATCTTCCACCATCGCGATGTGATCAATGAACGCCCTGTTGATTACACGAACCCGGCTCCGACGGTCAAGCAATTGATCCCTGCCACGCACGGCAAACGTGATCGAAGGACTCAACATGTCCTCGTCCGCCAACGCCAAGGTCTCATCACCCAACGGCGTGGAAGCAATTCGCACCCGGGACATCAACCCGTCCTCATGGGATGGCAGGAACTGCACGACCTTGCCTACAGTGCGGTCTCTGTTATGACCACGGTTCACTCGCACTCTGCCAGCATGATCTTCGATTCCGTCGAAAGCTCCGCGGGAAAACCTTTCACGCCAGAGCTCCCCGCGATATTCGATATCGGCTTCTTGATCATACGGAACCGCGAGCAGGTCGATTAGCCGCTGCTTGAAGTTCACCCCAGCAAGCACCGACTCACGAGACTCCAGTGGCGCATCCGGCGGCACCTGCAGTCCGGTTTCGATCGTCACGACCGGCCACCTCCTGTCAACGCCTCGGCCGACTCCGTGCCGATGAAGCGCTCCATGGTGCGGATCTCCTCACTGGAAAGCACGCCGATACCCGCCAACTTCTCGTAAGCCTCGGCCCGCTCCTTGAACGTCGGCCGCGAATACTCATCCCGGTTCAACTCAGCCACCTGCCCACGCGGCAACGCCCAACCAGACAACGCCGACATCACATGCACCGCCGCCGTCTTCAGATACCGCCGGTCATGGAAGTCGAACAGGCTCGTCGCATTGCTGTACGTCATCGAATCGTCACTTGACGGCAGGCCCAGCAAGAACGGCGGCACACCCAGCAGATTGGAGATCCGCGCCTCGTTGTACTTCGCCAGATCCAGCAACGCCATCTCCTGCGGCGACAGCTGCAACGGATTCGCCTTCACCCCGCCGGACAACACCGCCGGCTTCCACGGCTCGCCAAGGTTCTGCATCCGCGACGCCCACCACTGGTCAAGCACCTCACCCGCCTGAGCCGGGGTTAGCTGCTGCTCGACCTCGAGCACGTACTTCGGGATGCCGCCGCCCTGCGCGATCTCCGTCGCATACCGGGCCAGCACGCCGGCGGCGACCAGCCGGGTCTTACCCGATTCCAACGGCCCGATGCCACGCGCGCCGT